CTTTAGCTTAAAGCGCGATCTTCCATTCACCTATCTAATCGCTAGGCTAAGCATTAGATTGGGAATCGCGCCACAGCAGTTATTAGATCTAGATAAGACCATGCTCGATGCATTAGTGCAAGGGCTCAAGGATGAAGCGAAAGAGGTGAGCGATGCCAACAGAGGTAAAAGGCGCGGTCGCCCTTAGAAAAGCTCTTAGAGAGTTTACACCTGATCTTGCTAAAGAAACTCAGAAAGAGATCGCAGCAATCTTAAAGCCTATTACTGCTAAAGCTCGTGGATTTATTCCATCATCTGCACCTTTGAGCGGATGGGCTAAGAGTGGCAACGGCACATGGGGCAACCGAGCTTGGTCATCTTCTGAAGCCAAGCGTGGGGTTGGATATAAGACATCACCATCAAAGCCTAATCGTTCAGGCTTTCGCTCCCTTGCTCGCATTGTTAATGCTTCACCATCTGGATCTATTTATGAGACTGCTGGTCGCTTAAACCCCGGTGGCAGACCACAGGCAAAAATGCGTCAGGTAAATATTCCTAGTTCTAATCCTGCTATTGGTATGCACAGTTATGAAACAAGCACAGGAAAGAATGTAGGCAAAAGCAATAACCCAAATGCTGGTCAGCAGTTTGTGGATGCAATGAATCGGACATCACCTATTGTCAATGCTTATCAAAGACAAACAGGTCAAGCAGGTCGCGCTTCTCGCAAGATGAAAGGTCGCGCAATCTTTCGTGCGTGGGCAGAAGATCAAGGCAAGGCTAACGCAGCAGTTATTAAAGCTATTGAAGATTCTAAAGTTAAATTTGAGCAGAGAGTGAAGGGCAAGTAATGGCAGCAGATGTAAAGATTGATATTGCTGCCGAGTTCACTGGCAAGAAGGCTTTCAGACAAGCCGAAACAGCAACAGACAAGATGACCAAGAATGTCAAGAAATTGGCAGGGGCATTAGGTCTGGCTTTTGGTGGTCAAGCAATTCTTGCTTATGGTAAGAAAGCAGTTAGAGCAGCAGCAGAAGATGAGAAGGCGCAGAAGCAATTAGCCCTAGCTCTTAAGAATGTTGGACTGGGTCGAGATGCCGCATCTTCTGAGGATTACATCCAGAGACTACAAAGCGAGTTCGGGATTCTTGATGACAAGCTGCGCCCTGCCTATCAGACACTAGCGGTCGCGACACAGAATACTAACGAAGCACAAAGACTTCTCAATCTTTCATTAGACATAAGTGCTGCAACTGGCAAAGATTTAGCATCGGTTACAGGAGCGTTAAGTCGTGCATACCTGGGGAATAACGCTGCACTATCTCGTTTAGGTGTAGGTATCTCAAAGGCAGATCTAAAGGCTGGCAAGTTCGAGGACATCATTGGTCAACTTGAAGGTACATTTAAGGGAGCAGCAACACAGGCTGCTAATACTTTTCAAGGCTCAATCGATAAGTTGGCCGTTGCTTCTGCTAACGCATCTGAGATTATCGGTACAGGTTTAATTGATGCTCTCAAAGGCTTAGGCGAACAGGACTCAGTAGATAACCTAGCAACCGCAATGCAAGATACAGCAATTTACATTGCTGATGTTATCCGCGGTATAGGTGTACTAACAGAAAAGTTAAAGGGATTGCCAGGACTATCTGGCTTAAATCTTGGAATGATTCCTATCGTTGGCTCTTATCTAGAAATCTTAAGAGGCATGGGTCAGGTTGCTGCGGGAAGCGGAATCAATGCACAGGGCTTGGCTCATTTAGCAGAACTTCAATCTATATATGCTGCTCGCACTCTTAAGACTAAAACCAAACTTACAGCAGAAGAAAGAAAAGCTCTAGCAGCAGCCAGATTGAAGGCTGCCATTGACAAAGCCAACCTTGCCCTTCTTAAGGGCGAAGAAGTCTTTGACATGGACAGGATCCAGATTGCAGCAGCTCTTACGAACCAGGCTGAGCAATTAGGTAAAGCGACAAATGCATCACAGGTCTTACAAATTGCTAATGATACTGCTCGACTAAATGTAAAAAAGTCAATCCTTGCATTGGAAGATGCTATCGCTTCTAAGGATGAAGCAGCAATTACTAAAGCAACGGAAAAACTTAACGCAGATCTAAAGATTCTAGGCGCACTGACTGGACAAAGTGTAAAACTTTCAGACATCAAGTCAATCCTTGATAGCCTTAAGCCTGTCGATTTAATCAATCAAAGCAACTTAGACAAAGCCTTAGCCAGCATCCAAGAGATGCTTAGACTTCTAGCTCAAGCCAATACCCAGGCTAAAGCAGCAATACCTACAAGCGCATCTTTAGGCTCTGGAATACCAGCAGGAGATTACATTGCACCTATCTCCACAGCAGGTGGATCTATTGGAGCTATTTTGGAATATGCAGAAGCAGCAGCAGCTCGTGCTAATGCTTTTGCAGACTTGCTAGACATGGAGAACGCATCGGCTGCAAGTCAGATGGCTTCTACCATTGATCTAGAAAGCATTGCTCGCTCATCACTATTGCAGGGTCTAGCAGGTGGAGCAGGTGTATCAGGTGCGGTTAGCGGTTCACGCTATGCAGCACAGGCTGCTAATGCTTATAACATTACAATTCAAGCTGGTATCGGTGATCCAGAGGCTATTGCGAGAGCAGTGGAAGATGTCGTTCGTCAGTCTTATCAACGCGGTACAAGTTCCACAGGACTTCTAGCCGTATGACTTGGCTTCCAGAATGGCGCATAACAGTCGGTACGACTGTCTACACCAATGTAACGGCAGTTAATGTCACCATTGGTCGTATTGACATTGATCGTCAATGCCAAGCAGGTTATGCTCGCATGGACATCATCAATTCAACTAATGCCCTTTTTGACATCGATGTTACAGATTCTCTGACTTTAGAATTAAAAGATACTTCTGGAACTTATGTTCCTTTTTTCGGTGGCACTGTCTCAGATTTTACAACTTCAGTCAGAAGCCCAGAAGAATCAGGTTATGTCACAATAGGAACAATTCTTGCAGTAGGAGCTTTGGCTAAATTGCCTAAAGCCATTTACACAGATTCTGTAGCTCATGGGCTCGATGGCGAACAGATCGGGATTATTCTTGCAGATTTATTAGTGAGTGAATGGATCGAAGTCGCACCTACTCTCACATGGGCAACATACGATCCAACTACGACATGGGCTAATGCTGAGAATGTCGGATTAGGTGAGATCGATACTGGTTTGTATCAGATGGATAATCTTTCAGCATCTGATCGCAATACTCAAACACTCGTTCAGCAGATAGCAGACAGCGCACTTGGTACTCTCTACGAGGACAAACAAGGGCGAATCGGCTATGCAGATGCGGATCATAGAAGTAACTATTTAGAAGCTAATGGCTCAACCCAGTTAGACGGCAATTACGCTTCCCCTGCCAGCGTAAAGTCGATTCTTCAAATTGGCAAGATTCGCAATAGCGAGATTGTGCGCTATGGCAATGATTACGGCTCAACCTATTCAGCCACAGATGATGCTTCAATCGCCACCTATGGTCGCTACCAAAGGACATTCGACTCCAACATCCGCTATCTGGCAGACATCGAGGACATCATTGAGCGCGATCTGGCATTGCGCTCGATTCCTAGAACGCAGCTAGATCAGATTACTTTTAGACTTGACAATCCCCTTATGCCTAATGCCCTCAGAGATGACCTTATAAACCTTTTCTTTGGCGAGCCAGTAGTTATTACTAATTTACCCTTCAACATGTTCGAGGGGTACTTCTCAGGCTTTGTAGAGGGCATCTCAATGAGAGCCACTCCAACTTTTGTGGATATGACAATCTATGTCTCACCAACAGACTTTTCTCTTATAGCCCCGACATGGGCAACAGTACTTCCAACTAACACCATCTGGAGTGGCGTAAATGGTACACTACAGTGGTCTAAAGCGATCGGAGCTCTAACCTAATGGCAACAACAACCCCTAATTTTGGTTGGGCAGTACCAACCAGTACTGACCTAGTCAAGGATGGCGCAGTAGCCATTGAGACTCTAGGCGATTCTATCGATGCTTCACTCGTCGATCTAAAGGGTGGCACTACAGGTCAGGTGCTAAAAAAGAATTCAAACACAGACATGGACTTTATTTGGTCTGCTGATTCAGCTGGCATGACTAACCCAATGACTACCACAGGTGACACAATTTACTCATCAAGCGGATCAACACCTGCTAGATTAGGTATTGGATCAACTGGTCAGGTACTTACTGTTGCAGGTGGAGTACCAACATGGGCAACACCTGCTGCTGGTGGTGGTGGCAAGGTTTTGCAGGTAATCAGCACAACAAAGACTGATGCATTTACAAGCACAAGTACATCATTTACTGACATCACAGGTCTTTCGGTCAGTATCACTCCTACAGCTTCTACATCAAAGATTATGGTTTTTTACAATGTGACAGGCTCGGGAGATGTTGGTGTCAATACTTCATCTATTCGCTTAGTGCGTGGATCAACAGCAATCAACATTGGTGATGCAGCAGGTTCAAGAACACCTGCTACAAATGGTATTTTTGAAGGTGAAGTAACAGCCATCGGAAACGCATCAACTAACTTTCTTGATGCTCCTGCAACAACTTCTGCAACTACTTACAAGGTGCAAGTTCGCTGCAATAATGGTGGTAATTCATTTATTAACCGCTCTGAAAACGATTCAGATCAAGGGCAAAACAACAGAACCACATCAACAATCACAGTCATGGAAATTGGTGCATAATGATTGATTACACACTTATTCTTAGAAAGCGTTATTCAGCCGAATGGACTCTCAATGGCGATGATTATGCAAATTTGGTATGGCTTTCAGACTCACCAAAGCCGACCAAAGAAGAATTAGATGCTCTTTGGCAGTCAGTTCTTGACGAAGTTGAAGAAGAAAAAGCAGCTAAAGTTGCCGCTAGAGCAACAGCCGAAGCCAAACTTGCTGCACTTGGTCTTACGCTAGAAGATCTAAAGGCACTCGGATTATAAGTGAAGGCAAAACTTTCTAAAGCTGCGATCCAATTAAGAGAGCAGATTGATGATTCGTTCCCAGATCGTGACCGCGCATCGGATGGTTGGATCGGTGATACCCGACACGCTGCTCGCAAGTCAGATCATAATCCAGATGAGCAAGGCTGGGTTCGTGCCATTGATGTGGACAAAGACTTATTCAAGGGCGGTAAGCCAGACATCATGGGAGATCTTGCTGATCAGCTTCGTACCTTGTCCAGATCCAAAAAAGACAAGCGTGTTAGTTACATCATTTACGATGGACGAATCTGCTCAAGAATCCTTAATTGGAAGTGGCGCAAGTACACAGGGGCTAACAAACACACTAAGCACATGCATGTTAGCTTTAAGAAAGAAGCTGACAATGATAATGCTTTTTTTCAAATATCTATGTTAGGTGGAGAATAATGAAAAACATGAAGAACCCTGTCATCCTTGCCGGTGGAGCATTCCTAGCAGCATGGGCATCTAGCAACTTCGACCTTGACTACCGCGCAATCCTATGGGCTGTGCTGTCAGGGGTATTCGGATACGCGAGTCCTAAAAAGTGAGCCAAACGGATTTCTTTCAGCTCTACATCGCCACATTGGTAACACTTGGTGGATTGTCTGGCTTTGTCATTACTCATTTACTAGCTGAGATTAAGCGACTCCATGCGCGTGTCGATGAGATCTACAACATACTCTTAGAGCGATAATTCTGTCATGGCAAGAAAAGAGACAAGAGCACTAGAGGAGCAAGGCTACTCAAAGCTCGATGCTTACTGCATTGGATTGCACGAGTATTACAAGTCTTTACGCAAAGCGGGATTCTCAGAGGGAATCACTTTATTCATGATTACAGATGTTCCCTCTTATCCGCGTTGGATCTTGCCTGATCCAGTCGAGCCAGAGAAGTTCGGCGATTACGAAGATGAGGATGATGACTAAACGCAGATACCTGGTGATCTCGGATCTACAGATTCCATATCACCATGAGCAAGCCGTTAAGAATCTTATCAAGTTAGTAAAGCGCGAGAAGTTCGACTTAGTTCTCAACACAGGCGATGAGCTTGACATGCAGAGCCAGTCAAAGTGGGCTAAAGGCACACATCTGGAATATGAAGGGCAGCTAGATTATGATCGAAGTCTCGCTCAGAACATCCTCTGGGATCTCGGCACTACCGACATCACTCGATCCAACCACACCGATCGTCTATACCACACTCTCGTTAGAGGAGCTCCTAGCCTCATCGGACTTCCAGAACTCGAATACTCCCGCTTTATGGGTTTCTCCGACATGGGGATTCGTTTTCATAAAAAGCCATTCGAGTTCCATAAAGGCTGGGTTTTAGTTCACGGAGACGAAGGATCGATGAACTCCAATGCAGGACTTACAGCTCTTGGCTTGGCTAAGAAGTTCGGCAAGTCGGTAGTCTGCGGACACACTCACAGGGCTGGCATCAGTGCCTATACAGAGGGCTTAGGAAGCCAATACAGGACTCTTTGGGGCTTAGAGGCAGGAAATGTTATGGACAAGAAGAAAGCCTCTTATCTTAAGGCTGGGAGTGCTAATTGGCAGATGTCCGTGGCAGTCATTGAGACACATGGAGACCGAGTTAGCCCATTCCTAGTGCCCATCAACAAGGATGGATCTTTCACACTTTACGGCAAGTTATACGCCTAGATCGTTATCAATTCGTTACTTAAATGTACTGGATTCGTCTGACATTTATGTCACACTAACTCTGTAAGCCAGTCGAGGGCACTGGATGCAGATAGGAAATGAAATGAGTTTGGAAATGCCAACGATTGTGCTGCTTTTAGTAGCTAATGTTTTATGGTATTTAGTAGGTTGGGCTAAGGGCTTTAACGAAGGCAAGCGCGAGGGGCTAATCGTGGCTAAGTCATTTCAGCGAGTGACAACAGATGCGCGCTAATGAGATCCTACTTACCGCAACAGACACAATCCGCGATCGTGGGCTATCGTATGGTCACCCTGCGGATAACCTGCAACACACCGCAATGCTCCTCAGTGCATACCTACAGACACCGATCCACGATTATCAAGTCGCAGGGATCATGGTGCTCGTTAAACTTGCAAGGACTAATCAATCAGCCCAGCACATCGACAACTGGGTCGATCTATGCAGCTATGGCGCACTCGCAGGACAACTAGCAACAGAGGAGAATGAACTCTATGTTTAATTTAGCCGATTACGAACCAGTCGAGGTGAGACTTGAAAAGTTTATTAAGGATTATCCAACATTTCGCATTGCAACAGAGCTTGAAGTGGTCGAGGCAACTCGATACATTGTTAAGGCGTATCTATTTAAGGATGCTAGCGATGGCGTTGCGTGGGCAACAGGGTACGCTGAGGAAACAGTTACTAGCCGAGGCGTTAATCAGACTTCAGCACTGGAGAATT